CCAATAGAGCCAGAAGCCACTGTGCCACCGGCAAGGTCCATCACTATTTTCGAACCAGAAAGTGCGATACCACCTGGCTGAGAACCAGATATAATTAAAGCATTTTGTCCTGAATTATATTGAACAATTGATTCGCCTGAGTTTCCAAACACCAAGTTTTTATCGGATTTAACAAATGAGTTTTCATTAAGTTGAATTCCCTTGGACGCTGTTAGTGCTCCAGATACAAAGATAATATCATTGCTCAATGTGTTACCAAGAGACACAGAGCCACTTACAGTTAATGATCCAGTTATAACGGTGTCGCCATTAACATCAAGTGTGCCCGATGGTGGACCCACTTGGTTAATGCCCACTCTCTGATTTGCACCATACACTCTTAAGGTATTTTGATTGTTTGTCCTAAGAACAATATCTTTTGTATTTTCGTTTTCAATAAACAGATGCTCGGAAGAGTTGATCTGAATTGCTGCTGCGGCTGATCCCGCTTTCTTAAAAACAATTTCTTTTAGCGTGTCGGTATCTTGTGTATTTAATACAAGAAGGGATTGCCCCGAACCTGTAAGCTCAAGGCTTCCTGTTATTTTTACAATGCCTTTGAAATCGGTGGTGCCAGAAACTGCAAGATCTCCACTTGTTCTTAGACCACCTCCTGCAAAAACTTCACCAGAAGACGAAATAAACGATGGGGTTTTAATACTGCCAGAAACATTAAGATCCCCGCTTGTTCTTAAGCTCGTGCCATAAATTTCACCAGAAGACGAAATAAAGGACTTGTTTTTAATTGAGCCAGTTACACCTAAATCCCCACTTGTTCTTAGGTTTGTGCCATAAATTTCACCAGAGCTTGAAATAAAGGACTTGTTTTTAATTGACCCTGTAGCATCTAATTGACCACTTGTTCTTAGTGATGTTCCAAAAAGGTCTGCCGAAGATGATACTGCTCCCTTAACATAAACTGAGCCTGTGAACTGGTGTATATCATCCGAAGTGTCACCAAAAATTGTGTCGCCGCTGGAAGATATGTTTGTTACTGTTTGGTCAACAACATTAATATTATATTGATTTGCGGTTAAAGTGCCGGATATTTCAACGTTACCAGTAATCGCAAAAAGATTAGATGCGGTATGAAACATAAGGTTGTCCGATCCGCTAATTGCAGACTTGGATCCCATGTCACCAATCCTATACATTACAGACCCCGTAGGTCCACTTGCCGAGGTTAGTTGATCGACATCAATATATTCCCATCCGAAATCACCCATTTAAAAATTTACCTTTATAATCTATCATCTTAATTAGTTACCTGAACCACTTACATACTCGTCTAAATGATCATATTCACACACGACAGTTAAAAAGGCGTCCCCGAAAGCATTGGATCCATTTCCCAATTGAGCATGTAGGTTAATCATAGAGCCAGTGCCAAACCCCCAACTGCCAGTAATATTGGCGTGTCCTGTGAGAGCACCAACTCCTGTTCGAAAATCTATTCCTCCAACGACACCTTGACCCGGATGAGCACTGGCAGTTACAGAGCTAATGGCACTGGTGCCGTCAGCGTCTTGAGTCCCAGTAAAGCTGTTGCCCGCAATTCCATTCCCCAATATTGAACCTGCTCGCATAAAGAAGCGAGGCGGGTTTGCCAAAGCCTGGACGGCGTTATAGTTACCTTCAAATCTCCACATAAGCATTATAACTCTTCCAGACGATGGATTAAGTATTGATCTGTTCCATGTCAGTGCTCCGTCATAATAAGGATCCACACCTGCGCCGAGTCCAGCGCCCCCTCGGATAGGAGGAAAGCCAACAAAACGACCTTTATTTGATTGTGCATTACTTGTGATACTAAAGTTTAAAGAATGTACATGATAGAACTTTCCTCTTGTTCGACCACCGATAATGCCATCTTCTCCATCGACTTCAAAAACTATTGGAGCGGAGGCGGGGGATGAACCACTTTTAATTTCAAATGTGCCAACTTGTGACAGTTCGTTATCATCATAATCAATTGTCAATCCAGCAGAGGCAGAAAAGACACCATCTTTATTATATAAAACAAACTGATCTTGACCAGGGAGCGGGGCTAAGGCACTAGTTAAAGCTATTTGACCCGCGTCATTTACTCCAAGATAGCTGCCTGGTCCACCAATGGCTCCTGATAGCACAATTCCTTTCTCGGCAGCGGGTGGGAATCCTCCCACAGCGTCAGTGTGATCAAGCGTTAGTTTAGCACCTCGCAAGATTGTTCCACCTTGAACAGATCCTGATATTGAAAAGTGACGATTAGAACTGCTCATAAAAGAAGCTGAAGCATTAAGCGCACTACCTGTAAGCAAAATCTTTTTATCTAAAGGTAAAAACGAGTTCTCTTCAAGCATAATACCCTTAGAGGCGGTCAGTGTACCAAGTACAGATAAAACATCAAGACCTGTTGAATCGCTCGCGTCGGCTCGGCGTCTATCGCCAAAAGCAACTGTACCACTAACCGTTAAAGAGCTAGTAATGTTTGTATTACCATTAACATCAAGGGTTGCATTTGCGGTGACGCCAGAGCCATTTATTTCTACTGCTTGTTGGTTGCCAAATATTCTAATTGTGTTCTGGTTATTCGATCTTAGAATAATATCTTTTGTGCTTTCGTTTTCTATAAAAACATGTTCATCGCTATCAATGCCAAATGACGATTGGATGGTTCCAGCTTTTTTAAATGCGATTTCTTTTAGTGCATCAGTGTCCTGGGTGTGTAATACTATTAATGAATCCGCTGCGCCAGTTATTTCAAAGGTGCCAGAAATACTCGTATAGTCAGTGGCAGCTTTTGAGTGTTTGAAATCGGTGCTACCTGAGACATGTAATCCCAATGAAATTCCTCCGGCATCGGGTGCCAAAGTTCCACTAGCCCTAAATCCACCAACTGCGAATGTCTCGCCAGATGAAGATATAAAAGATTTATTATTAAGTGTTCCAGAGAAAGCAAAATTGCCATCTCCTGTGCCGCTATTTCTTAAGCCACCAGCAGAAAAAACTTCTCCCGAGCTTGAAATAAATGATGAGTTTTTGATCGTTCCAGAGGCAGCAACATTGTCACTTGTTCTTAGTGCTGCTCCATAAGCCTCACCAGAGGACGAAACAAGGCTTGTGTTTTTAATCGTGCCTGTTATTTCTACATCGCCGCTTATTCTAAAAGCGGCTCTCGCGGTGGGACCACTGGTCGGGGCTGCTGCGAAAATTTCGCCTGAAGCAGATAAAGCGCCGCCAATGTTTACAGATCCGGTAAACCGATGCGTATTGGATGTTTCGAATCCAAACTTTGTATCACCGCTTGCGGAGAAATTAGTTACTGTCCTATTAACAACATTAACATTTATCTGATTTGCACTGGCTGTACCAAACACTTCCATAGTGCCTGTTAGTGCTAATAAGTTTGAGGCAGTATGGAATATTAATTTATCTGAACCAGTGAGGCTTGTGTTGCCGCCAATATCATGCGTCTTAAATTGTATGGAACCAGTGGGTCCACTGGCACTTAACGCTGAATCTTGATCTATATATGCCCAAGGAAAGTCGCTCATTTCCGCGAACCTCCTTTAAATACTATTGACACCTAGATAGACATGAAGATTACCAGTAGCACTATTGTTATAATCTGTACACTGGACAGCAATTCTTTCAATACCCTCGATGTTGAAAATATTATAAAGGTCCGTGTTATTGGGTGTAACTATCGCTATAGCACTGCCAGATCCATCCGTGACATCTAATACGGTTATAATACCCCATTCATCAAAAGCGGCGTGATATCCCCACAATTGAATAGTAACATTGCCACCTGTTGCGTTGTTTTTCACTAAGCAGTGTAATGTTTTTTGCAATCCAATATTTTTATACCCATCTGAATCCGCAGTGGGCGCTGATGTAGCTTCGGTAATTGTGTATGCTATTTGTTCTGGCTGGGGAACACCAACAGCATCTGTCGCAATGTTTTGAACTGTGCGGCTTCTTCCTCCAGCCCTATATGCGGTAAATGTTTGTGGCATATTATAAAACTCCTAATATTTCTTTATAATTAGTTCTTTTTGTCTCTTAAGTTCTTGTTTTTTGCTTTTTCTCTTTTAATACGATTGTTTCTTTCGTTGCGCTCGTCTGATGGCTTGCGATAATAACGACGACGACGGACCTCATTTAAGATGCCAGCCTTTTTAACCTTGCGAGTGAAGCGACGAATCATACGCTCAGGTGTATCATTAACCCTTTTGCCTCGCCTATTGTTCTTAAGTGGTTTTACTGTTAAATTAGATGCTCTGCTCATTTTATTTTTCCTGACCAATTTTTATTTACGCCGCCGAATAATTGGCTAATGTCAACGCCGGAATCAGTTGGGTCCACACCGGAGAGAGGATCACCATTTTTTGACTCTGTAGGGGCAGAACTTGGAGTGGTGCCTGCAAAAAGATCAACACCATTATAGGCATCTTTGCCAACAGCATCTAACATTCGTTTTCTCGTTTCTTGCAATTTTTGTTTAGCAACGCGGTTCTCTGCTTCATAATCTCGTTGTGGTGGGGCAGGCTTCTTGGCTTCAACAATTGTTTGTGCTCCGAGACCTTGTGCCACTTCAGATACAATATTAGATAAGATACCCTCTTCAAAGATTACCTCTTTAATGCACTCTTTGATAAGGGGTTTGAGAACTTGTCTTAGTTCTGATTTTTTCATTTTTCCCTCAGTATATCATTCAATGCTCTGTTAATACGATCAGCCTTAGTAATAATGTTGGGCTGTTTGCTTTCCTGCATCATAAAAGCGCCTGTAGTTGAGGGCTCGGATACAAAGTCAAAACAAATCAATTGGAAGTCCTCTTCAACAATTGTCTGTCCGCCTTGCTCGTGGACTGATCCCATACCTCGGGAAGAGATGCCGAGCTTTACTCCAGATTCCACAAGAGAGCGGAGAATCTGACCAGATGGTGTATTTAAAATTTGTACTTTACCCATAACAGCATCGCCATCCCACCAAACTTCAGTTACAAGGTGGGCTGCGTTAGCGAGATTAATGACTGCGGAGTCTGGATGATCCAACTCTCCAAGTGCTCGTCTTTCACGAACAAGTTTTTTGTAGTTATCAACTTCGCGCTCCAAGATGGGCTTGCTATAAACGCGGCGGTTTCCGTTTAGATGGTTTGCTCTTTGCATGACACCTGTAAGAAACATAGCGTTATCCTCTTTGACCATACGCTTTTCTTCTTCGGTCAATAAGTCATCACAAATCCCGTTAGGGCAAAGTTCGTAGTATTCTGTTAATAAATATTTGTTCATCTTTTTATCCAATTGCGGGCGCAACCCGCGTGAGTTAGGATCCCTTGCAGCAACGTCTCACGGGTTGTAACATCCACTTGTTTGTCCAGTTATCCATTGTTTACTCCTATCTGTATACCCTTGTCGCTGAATATCATATTAAAGATATATGATGTTCCTGACGACAGCCAACCTAAGATTAATAAGTTGACGAGGTTATACTCGTATGTAAATAGTTCTGTCCAACCATTTATTCCAAACAAAAGAACGCCAACCCAAAAGCCAACGCACATAGGGCAAGAAAAAAGATCGCCAAACCAGCCAGTGGTTGGACGAACCTTGTTAAAGATGCTTCCGTAAACAAGTATCTGTGTTAGCCCATAGGCGGCTAGCACAAAATATATTAAGCTCATTTTAAGTCCTGTACATCATGTTCATACCATACGGACCTCTAATCCATCCTGGTCTGATTGAACCCTTAACGGGTTCTTGCGGAACCTCTCCGAGTGGTGTGGAGTCTGTTGCAGTGGGCTCGGTAAGATAATCATCAACTGCTTTTTCAAATTCTTCAATGTGTTCAAAGTATGGTTGTTCTTCAAGTATGAATTTGTTAATTCCAAGAAGTGCCAGTTGGATCATATCATAGTCTTCATTCAAAAACATTTGGGCTTCCATTGATCCATAGACATAGCCAGCATGTACCGACTCTGGTTTGATAATTCCCTCATTTCTTAATAATAAAAACAATCGGTCTTGCGTATCGTATACCTCTTCATTGGTACGATGTTTTGCGAGGGCTAAGATTTTACTACTGTCTGGATAGATAACAATGTCCACATCTGGATGATCTTCAACAACAAGTTGATTTCCCATGGTCTTGCGAACTTTTAGCTTGATATCTTCTTTGATGCCAAGCTTCTCTGGTTGTTGTGGTATCTTAACAGTAATACTCATTATGCTGAAATCTCGTGAACTAAGTTCTGAATCTTAAGAACCTTTTCGACAAGGTTCTTGTCAACGGGAGTATTTCTAAACTCCTCGATCATGCTGATGACCGAATTGGTTGATTCGGTCATAGTGCCATCTGACTTGACCTCATCTGTGTTTAGAGCTTTTTGTAAGGCTACATGAAGTCTGCCAAGCTCCTCGTTAAGATAAATTTTCATATCAGTATCAGAACTAAACGAAAGAATATAGCGATTTAACAATTCTTTTTGTTCTGAAAGTAAGCCCTCGCCATAGGCTTCATTGAATTTACTGGTGAAAGTTTTAAACACAATATTATCAATTGGTTTCATTTCAGTCTCTGGCTCTTTGGTTGCATCAGAGGTTAGAGTCTCTAAAACATTTTGTTCTAAGATAACCCCTTTTTTAATTCCGGCAGCGCTGGAATCTGCACCAAATAGTTGTGATACAGTTGCAATGCTTTTATAATTTGGGACAAAGTTATTATAAACTGCTGAACCAATTTCTTTATTGATTCTATTAATCACGGAGCTTTGTGCATCATAAATCTCCTGCACATCGAGCGTGGCATATGCCTCACGAATCTTGTAAAGTAATTTCTCTGCCGTGATTGAATCTAAGTCCGTTGATTCAAGAATTGTTTGATAAAGTCTTAATTCTTGTCCAAGAATCTTATTCGAGGAAAACGATTCCTTCAAAATATCAATGATATTATTTTTGCGCTTTTTATCTTGCGAAACAACTGCCTTTGTCATCTCTCTGACGAGTGCTTCATATAAAAAAGCGGTATTTCTCTTCTTATTGTGTTTTGTTTTTGCCATGTGTGTCACCCAACTTGCTGTTATCCAACTCCGTAATTAGTTTCTTCATCTCTTGTTTGACCTCAAATAATCTTCTTTCTTCTAAATTATCCGCTGGTTTTTCATCTTCTTGATATAATCCAGCCTTTCTGAACTCTCCTGAAAGATTTCCAAGGTGTCCTAAAGACTCATAGCCCTTGCCGCCTGGGTAGGTTGTGCGAGGTGTTGCTATCTCTACTCCGCGTGACTTTGAGCGGGTGCGCCTTTTGTTTGGTCCACTTTTACCCATGCGCCTTTGGTCGTCTCGTTTACCAGGGGCTGCGAGAAGCGTATCATCTGCCGGTTCTGCTGCGGGCTCATCTGCTACGGGTGCCGTATCTGCTCCAGCTTCATCTCCGCCAAGGAGATCGTCAATGTCTCCAGCATCGCCAAGATCTTCAGTGTCTCCACCCATGCCTCCGGCTTCGCCTTCAACTGCGGCTGCAACGCCTTCAAGTTCTGCATCAAGGCGACGATCAAAGAACATCTCTCGCTGATTGCGGATAAACTCTTCTTCGGAAAGATTAAAGATGTGGTCAGCAACCCAACGACGAGAAAAGAATCCATCGGTAGCAGTGGCTGCAACATCAAACTTTGTTTTCCAATGTTCAAGTTCTTGAAGTTCTGCGAGCTTTGAGGGGTTGTTGAGGGACAGCTTAAAGCTAATAAGATCTGATCCTGTATATCCAAGTGTATAAAGGTGGATAATTCCAACCTTTTCTAATTCTGCAATAATGGATCGCTGAAGACGCTGGATTGTTCTCGCGAAACGAATATCTTTTTGTGCGAGTGTTGTCTTATCCTCGTCTGCACCCTCCATATTAGTTAGGTACGATGCGGGCACCTTAAGTGCGGAGAACAATTTATCACGGAGATATTTTACATCGTCAATATCGCCTGTGTATGTTCCACCTGGGAGGTTCTCAATGCGAGAAGACACGCCTCCGCGAACGGGAATAAAGTAGTCCTCCTCGGTACTCATTGGATTGTAGCGAAGATCGACACGACCAGTGTTGGAATCAACAACTTGGTTGCGCTTCATCTGAGTCATAACTTTTTGCATGTAAGTTTCAACATCATTTGGCGCGACATTTCCAACATCAATATAAAATACACGGCGCTCAGGAGCGCGGACGATACGATAAGACATCATAGCATCTTCAAGCAAGATTAACTGACGGAAAATACGGCGTGCAGGTTCAAGCACGGAGGTTCCGTAGGGGGCATACTTGTCATTGCCAAGAATGCGGAAGTGAGCCATTTGCCAATTTTCAAATGTTAGTCCACCAGAATTCCACTGGAATTGTACATACTTAGGGTTACTTTTGTCTTCACCTTCAAGCCGTTCAATTTCGTGGGTGGGTAACCCAATTGCCGATGTGACACCAAGCCTTTCATCGATATCAAGGTATAAAAAGAAGTCGCCGTATTTGCACATCGAACGACTCCAACCAAAAAGATTGAAATCAATGTTAAGTACAGTATGATAAAGCTCGCTGAGAACTGCTTTAATCTCCTCGTTATGACACCTGATTGTAAGAAGTGGCTGGAGGTCTGATGAGGTTGTCATCTCATCGGCATAGATATCGAGAGCAGAGGCAATCTCTGGAGTGTATTCCATTTGCTCAAAGTCTTGATACCTTTCTGCTCGCAACTGGTTAGCCATGATAGCTGTAGAAAGCTGCTCGAAAGGATTATAAGAAGATTTCTTGAAGTTTAAACCAGAAGCAGATTGGAACTTAAATTTGTCCAACTGAACACGGGAAAGTTTTCGACTTGTCTGTGTTCTGTAGTTTACAAGTGGACCAGAAAGCAAACGTGTAAGTTGCCTAAAGAGTGCCGATTCATTATTTTTTGGGTTTCTTTTATTATCTGCCATGTTTATCCTTTAAAGAGCCAGCCAAACTGTTGCATATTTTGCATTGCTTTTTGACGTTGTTCTAACGTGTTATCGTCTGCTCTGTATCCCTCTTGTCCTTTAATCTGTGTATTTAATCTTGTTGAAGCAACAAACATTGAATCAACAAACGCTTCTCTGTACTGCTGCTCTAATTTCCCTGCTTCAAACGCCGTATCTCTTACCCAACAACCTATCGCGAGAGCCATTGTTAAGTCATCATTGTAACTTCTCATTGCCTCGGGGCGACCATTGTTCCAAATAAAAGTCTTGAACTCGTTAAGAGTTCGCGAAGAATATATGGTAATTAGTTTATTTCTTATGAATTCTTCCATTTTTGCGATTATAAGTGGACGTGTCTTGGAGGTAGTTGAAAATCCAGCGATAGCATTGGACATATGTTCACCGCGAACTTGCTCTACATACTCGTGAGTTGATTTAACAGAGAAGTATATATTATTATAACCCAGTTCTTGCAGTTTTGATAATACTGCAAAGCCAACTGAGTTGTTTTCTACAACGACCATTCCATTGTTATACTCTTTGCCTATGCTGTTTAGCATATCGGCGTAGACATCGGGCGTGGGTTTGCCTTGGTATTCTGCGACAAGCTCCATTGTCTCAAGCTTTATAACATGTAGCGTAGAGCTATCTTTTCCATCACCTCGTGCTACATCGGCTGAGAGTAAGTAATTGCAGCCATCGACCGCCTTTTCCCAAATCCAAAAATTGCGATCAAATCCTGTGCGATATAGAGGTTCCTTGATCGTACTTTCAATCCAAGTCAAGTCATCTGGGTGGATGACCGTTTCACCGGACATATTGAAGTTACACTCCAACTCCTGTGCGATCTGGCGACGGGACATGTTCCTGGTTTCTTTTTCGAACCACTCCGTGTCCCGCTCAGGATGAACCTCCCAAGGAAGAATAGTTGGAAAGAAATCGTTCTGCTGTTGCTCTGCATCAATATAGGCTTGGTGAAACCAGTTACCAACACCATTTGGTGTAGATAGGGCAATGCAGCGTCCACCTGTTGATAGCGTGGGGTACAAACCAGTCCACAATTCATCAAGCCCCTCAACATGGGCAGCCTCATCGATGACCAACAAGGAGAGTGCTTCCGAACGACCGGCATCTCCTGATGTTGAGGAAGCTTTAATCTCAGAGCCGTTTGATAGCACAAACGATGCTCGGTTGTCAATATCAATGTTTGCTATCTGCAACCAAGGAGGCAAGTTTTTAATAATATGTTTGACCTTCTTTACAAGGTTTCCTGCCGTCTGGAACTTAGTTGCGATAACCAAAATGTTTTTGTTGCGGTGAAAAAGCATCATCCACGCAACATAAGCAGCCGTTGTGGTTGAAATACCCAACTGGCGTGCTTTGAGAATTACATTGAACCGATGATCATTAAAATCCCTTAACAACTCTTGTTGAAAGGGATATAGCTTAAATGGAATCAACCCCTCAAGCGGGTGGGAGATTCTTGCGTAGTTGTCAATAAAATAGACTGGATCTTTGCCGCTTTTCAGTATCTCTTTTACTATTTCTTTCTTAGTGAGTTCAAAGGACATCTAACCATCGCTTATTGTTTGCCGAGAGAGATAAAGTCACGAATGGATTTATCAAGTCGTTCTTCCGATGGCAAGCCAACTTCAATAACATCAGCAAGGTTTCCGACTTTATAATTGCGCTTTCCAACCACAAAGACGCGAACCTTTGAAGTGTTTTGTACAAGCACATCAACATCGCCTTCAGCGGTAAGGGTAAGTGCATCGCCTGTAATCTTCTTGAATTCTTTCTTAAGAAAATTGGCAACATTCTGAATCATTTCTTCCACATCTGCTTCGATATCACCAGCGTATACATCTTTGAGTTTGATATCACTTTGATATGAGATTGTAAGAATTGGACCGCTCATGCGAACGTTAAATCCATCAACAACACGAGAATCAATAATAGGATCTCCCTCTTCTCTTTTAAGCCCGATCTTTCGCGCCTCTCCATCAAGGGAGTATTTTTCGTCCTGAGAGCCATCATAAGCATTTGCTGCTGCTTGTGAGATTCCTCTAACGATGTCTAAAACTGAAGCCATTATTTATTTTCTCCTTGGTTCGGACGCCATCCGGTCGTCCAACGGTCTTCTCTTCCTTCTACATGTGTGATATAACACACGCGACAACAAGTGTATTTTGTCATGTATACATTATCCCTTGTATCAAAAGAATAAGTATTACATACAGGACAAGACCTATTGCTATCTTTATTAAGTAGTTTTTTTGGCAGTAAAACTCCCTCTACTTCTACTTTTTCAAGTTTTTCTGATATCTTATCCAACTTCTGGTTCAATAACTTAAGTTGTTCGAGGTAATCTTCCTCTTTTTGTGGGTTCCAGTCGCGCTGTGGGTGTTGCACAGTTTCTGCGCCATACTTTTCTGAAATAGCATGTTCAATTGTTAGTGCGTGATCTGGGTCTCGTTTTGGTTTACTCATTGTGTTATATTTGTTGCTGCGTAAAAAGTTCCTAAAGATAGCCCGATGCCTACAACTACTCCTCCTGCTAACCACCATTGATTGTTTTTATTTGGTTGGTCAAGAGCCATCTCTCTATAGGTATTTATCTCGTCATTCTTGATATCCATTAAAAGTTGATGTTTTTCTTCTAATGCATCGTAACTTACCTGGAGAGTATCCAGTTGTAATTTCATTTCAGTTCTTGCTTTTGAGACCTCGTACTCAATTTGTAAATCACACTCTTCTACCGAAAATTGACTATCTGCAATTAATTGTGCAAGGGCTGCGGGATTGAACAAAGTGCCAGCAAATGGTGCTGATTCTCCACTATCAAGGTTTGTATACCTTGGCTCCTCTGAATCTTGTGCGAACAAGGGGGCAGGAAATATCAAACCAAAAGTTAGTATTTGTGCGATAATTTTATTCTTCATATTTAAATCCGAATTCTTCTTGTAAAATTTTGTTGATATTCTCTGGATCTGATTCGTACATTTTCACAAGTTCAAGATACCGGGAGCGTTTTTTGATACCAAGCTGATGCTTGTCACCAGCGTACTTCTCTTCAAGTTTCCTAATGTCTTCGTTATGCTTCTTGATTACCTCATCTCTTTTTTGAATCTCTTGTTTATGAGAATCTTCGATAACCTGAACTTCTTTCTTGTAATTTTCAATCGTCGTGTCCAAGACTTTTTTATAGGCTCTCACATTTTTTCTGGCTATCAAAAATACAACAAGAGTCCAAAGCGCGATTGCAAGAATTTTCCAGTGGTGTTTGCACCAAACCCATGCTTTTTTAGAATATAAGAGAAGTGTTAACCAAGTCATCATCCGTGCCTATATGTGTGCATGGCGTCAATAGCACCTTGTGTGCCAATATAAACCATAGCGATCATGCCCCAAGTGTCACTGGAGAGATCGCTCCATAACATTAATCCCGTTGCGGTAAGAAATGTAAATAATTTTCTGGAGATGGCTTTTGCCATCACCTTGTCTAAAATTGCTTGTTTGCTCATAATAATTTCCTTTATACGTTAATTCTAAAAAGCTGATAAATAAATTTTCTAATTAATAATTGTTTTTCTTCTTCGGTCTCTGCTTCTGCGAACCCGTAATTATAACTATTCTTCTTTTTAGAAATAAGCTGTTGATTTTTTTCCTCTTCTCTTTTCATCCAGCGTGTTTGTTGTTTGTAGTTACGAGGAGTTGATACTGCATATCTTTCGGCTATGTCTATCAGAGCATAGTATCTTTTTTGGTCGAGAGCCTCGTTAGCCTCTACAAAATGTTTTGCTCTTAGCTCTTTTTCTTCATCTGGCAAAAACTTGTTTATCCTGTCTGGATGAAGTTTTAAGGCAAGTCTTTTAAACAATTTTAAAAAAGAGTCGTGGATCGCGATTTCATCTGATGTCATTTGATATTCCTCGCTTTCCTCTTGGTTGTTTTCAAAAAGCGTTATTGAAGTGTCGCCAATGCTGCCAGACAAAATAAATTCGTCAGTATCCTTTTCTGGTATTTTTGCTTGCTCGTAATAATTTTCTAATCTTGATTTGTTTTCTTGCTCAAGTGATGGAATGTTGATATTGTTTTCAGCACAAAATCGACGATAGTATGATTCAAATTCTGTTGCCGCCTCTCTTGAAACCTCTGATACATAATTCAATTCTTCGTATGAGTATCTTAGTTTAGATAGTGTCCTCTTCCATTGTAAATTTTTAACCGCTGACATGTCCTATATAGAATCATACATTGACTTTTGCGTAGCCATTTTCTTTTTCAACATTGATAACATAGTCAACACAATCTTTTAGCGTATCAAGATGCGAAATCAAGACGACGATCTTATAATAGTTCTTAACCATGTCCAGAATACGAACAAAACCATCCATGTTTTCGGCGTCAAGTGCTGTTCCAGGCTCATCCATGATAAACACATTTGGAGTTGGTAGGTTGCTTACTTGTAGCAGTGCAAGGCGGATAGCCATAGATGCGATGGTCTTCTCAGCACCAGAGCCCATTTCAATAGGGCGTGGCTCGTGGCTTGGATGTTTAATATAGACATTCAGCCTGTTGCCTTCGTTCTCGAAGAACACTTCAAAGTTTACAATATTCGCAAGAATCTTTGCGATCTCTTCGTTGATTGCTGGTAGCTTTTTCTTGATAATATCATAAGAGATTCCGCTGGAATGCATGCATCTCATAAACAGGTCATAAGCAGAGTATTCTTCACGGAGATCGGCAAGGTCTTGCTTTTGATCTGCGAGATTCTGCAATTTTTGCTCATAAGAACCATGAAGTTTATAAAGCTCGTTTAGTTCTTCTTTACAAGCATCACACGCTTTTTGAGTTCTACTAACGAGCACAGCGTGTTCATTTCGTTTTGCAACAAGTGTTTCAAGGTTCTCAATTGCTTCTTTGTTGTCCTCGTAAAGTTGAATGTTCTTTTCAATGCCAACAATTTCGTGCTCATACACCTGCAATTTTGATAAGTTAGACTCTATTTCAGCCGTTGCAACAGATACTTCTTGACCGACATCCTTCTGTCGTCCAACAAGTTGTGTGTATTTGTCAATGTAGTCATTGAGTTTATCCACATCAAGCTTATCAATCTCATCCAAAAGGGTGACGGTTTGTTGCCGAAGTTCAACAGCTTCAGCAAGCATATTTGGTAAAGCGTCTTTTGCTGTGTGGGCTTCTTTAACGAACTTGTTGTCAGAGCAATACTTGCAGTCTGGGTCGTACTCGTGTGTCTCTAATAGTTTAACCTTTTTCTTATAATTGTCAACATCTTTATTTTTAATTTTTAATAAAGCAACAAGCTCTTCGTATTCGCCTGTTTTATTATCAACCTTCTGCTTTTCGGCATGCAGCTTTTCAACATCGTATTGTTGTAAAAAGCTTGCAAGCTTGGCAGACAGAGCTTCGTTGTCGGTATTTGACTTTTGT